TGTATGACGCAATCAAAAAACGTTAAAGCAGGCTCTATATCATTACCCGATGCAAAGGGCGATGCAACTATAGACATGCACACTATTAAAGGATTTGCCGAATCACTCACGGCTGCTAGCAGTATTTTTACCGGTACTAGTATCTCAGGTATATCTGCTACAACATATTCAGACGGCAATTGGTACAAAGATGCAAGCACAGTTAATAGCATACTTTATGATGATTTTTGGTTAAATGAACAAACGCTTTGGGAAGAACGTTTGCCTGGTGTAAACGAAGTAAAAGCACTAGCAGAAGAATACCCAGCTTTTGCAAAAGCATATGAGCAGTTTCGTAATGCTTACAATTTAGTAATAGATGATTGGAAAAGTAAAGATGAATAAAAAGTATTTTAACTGGGATACTATTACCAGTATGACTATGAAAATTGCAAGTCAGATTCGTAAAAGTAATTGGCGTCCCGATTATATTGTTGGGTTGACCCGTGGCGGATTGGTGCCAGCTGTACTGCTTTCCCATGAGCTAGATGTTCCCTGTGAAACTCTTAAAGTAGCCCTGCGTGACGGCGAAGAGCAAGAGTCAAACTATTGGATGGCAGAAGATGCATACAACGAAAAAAGAATACTTATTGTAGACGACATTAACGATACTGGCGAAACTTTACTTTGGATACAAGAAGATTGGCGTAATGGTGTATTCCCCGGTAACGAACGCTGGGAAGATATTTGGGGTAGTAATGTTCGTGTTGCAGTACTACACGATAACATGCCTAGTAAATTCCAAAATGTTACTTATGTAGCATCTGAAATTAACAAAAACAAAGATCCACAGTGGATTGTTTATCCTTGGGAGAAAGATGATGATGTTTAGCGAAAAAGACGTAATTGTACAAACACGAAAATACGATGTATATAATGTAGAAAATAGCATTCTGCCAGGACATATTGTGTTTGTTCCAAAAAAAGAAACATGGAGAAGTCTTTGCGACTGCTTCGAAGCTGCATACAAATGGGGCTATGATTGGGTAGAAAAAGATTATTGTAAATCATTTCATGTAATTCAAAATGTAGGCGAAATTGCTGGTAATTCTAACGGCAATCTTGTATATTTGGTTCCTAGACAAGAATCAGATAAAATTAATCTAGATAAAATTAAAGAATTTTTTAATTTTGTTTGACAAAAACCTAAATAACATGTATATTAAATTAATGACATCCACGTCACAAACTCGGAGAACAGATGAAAAAATACGAAGAAATTACGCAACGAATAAAAGAAGCAGACGGTAAGTATCATGCTAATGATAACATTAATTGGGCTATTTTTGACGGAGAAAAAGAACAGTTAATTGAAGAACTTACTGAAAAGTTCGAAGGTGTGCTAGACGCACTTATTATTGATCGCAAAAACGATCCTAATTCGCAAGATACAGCACGGCGTCTTGCAAAGATGTACTATAACGAGATTATGAGTGGACGATACGACGATCGTCCTAATGCTACTGCATTTCCTAACGTAACAAACGATCCTTACAAAGGTATGTTAGTTGTACGTAGCGAACTTAAAAGCATGTGTTCGCACCATCACCAGCCAGTAAGTGGTGTTGCCTATATTGGCATCATTGCTGCTGATACACTTATCGGACTAAGCAAATACACACGTCTAGCACAATGGTGCGCACGTCGTGGCACACTACAAGAAGAACTAGCAATGGATATTGCTAAAGAAATCATGAACGCTACTGGTTCCGAAAACGTAGGCGTGTATATACAAGCTACACACGGTTGCTGTGAAAATCGCGGTATTAGTGCACACAGCTCACTTACGCAAACTACAGTACTAAAAGGTGCATTTTATGATGATCCTAGTACTAAGAAAGAATTTATGGATAACATCAAACTACAACAAGGATACTCAAACTAATGGCAGCAGAAAAACCTGTACAACTTGGTCCGTTTCAGTCAGTGCTTGACAGCGATCAAGACGGCGTAATTCGCAAAGAACTTGTAATTTATCGCAAAACTGGCGGACACGTAATTCGTGAATCTGCTGTACGTGAATATCATACTAACGGTGATTATCACGATAGTATTGGATCTACGCCAATTATTAAAGGAGATTTATAATGGCTGAGCCCGTTGATATAAGCAAGAAACATTTTTATATCAGCCTCGTAAAGAGTGCTGTACGTATCGGAGCAGGCGCTGCATTTGTAAGTGTACTGTTTATGCCGGTAGGAATTATGCCTATTGTAGTAGGCGGTGTATTACTAATTGGCGCTGAAGTACTCGGTATTCTTGAGGAGCTTTAATGAAATTACGTTATTCAGAAGCATTTTACAGTGTACAAGGTGAAGGCAAGTACGTAGGAGTACCTAGTGTGTTCCTACGTACCTTCGGTTGTAACTTTCGATGCATGAACTTCGGTTTGCCAAAAGACAAAGACCGCTGGAAACAACATGCCGAAGGAAATCGATATAATCCCGAAGTGAAAGAATTGCTCGATGCCGGTGTGCACGAAACTACAGAAAAGTTTGAAGATTTACCTATTATTCATACAGGGTGCGATACTTACGCAAGTATCTATCCCGAATTTAAGCATTTTAACAAACTAGCAGAAGTCGACGAAGTAGTTGATCATTTAATTAGTTTATTACCCGAAGGCAAATGGACTATGGATAACGGGCAAGACATCCACCTAATTATGACAGGCGGAGAGCCTCTTCTTGCTTGGCAACGACTTTACGTTGATTTATTTGAACACCCTAAAATGAAGGACTTAAAAAATGTTACATTTGAAACCAACACTACACAAATGTTACACAAAGATTTACTCGACTATCTCGAGAATAACAGAAGAATTCAAGTCACTTTCAGCTGTTCACCCAAGCTCTCCGTTTCAGGCGAGTCTTGGAATGATGCTATTAAGCCTGAGGTTGCTAGCCAGTATGCCTCTGTTGCTAATAGCAATCTTTATCTTAAATTTGTTGTTGCTGACAAAGACGACGTTGACGAAGTTGGTAAAGCCGTGGAAGCGTACCAAGAAGCAGGAGTTGAGTGTCCTGTATACCTCATGCCACTCGGTGGACGTTCAGAAGAATATAATATGAATGTTAAAGAAGTAGCGGAAATTTGTATGCAGCGTGGTTGGAGATTTACTCCTCGACTGCATATCTCATTATTCGGTAATGCTTGGGGAACATAATGACTGAAATACTACCTGTAAAAGTACATCAAGTTTCAATCAATCAAACTATATTACACACAATATATCCCGGGCATCCTTATTGTAACAAAAAATGGATTAAAATCATTAAAGATATAGGCGACAAAATGGACAGGTCTACTAATATAAAAGGTGGTATGACTGATTATAATGATTTACGTGATAATCCTGAATTCCAGCCATTAAAAGATTTTGCAATATCGATTTCAGAAGAACATCCTTATCATAGTCCTACTACTTTAAATACCAAAGTGGATAATATGTGGGGTGCAATGTATAAAAAAGGTGATCATACAGTTCCACATTGGCATAATCCATATAATTTTTCTTTTGTATATTTTTTGAAATCAGATGAAAATTCACAACCATTATGCTTTACAGATTCTAGTGATAAATTTTATATTCCTCCAATAGAAGGTTCATTTGTACTCTTTCCAGCTTATCTTTTTCATCATGTACCTCATCAAACAAATGACACTGACAGAATTGTTATTGCTGGCAATCTTACGACAAAGGAAAAAAAGAAATGAAAAAATTTTTAAAACGTGTTATGGGCATCGATAAACTAGAACAAGAAAAAATCAAACTTCTTGAAGAAACTGACCCAAAAGCTGCTGCAACTGCAAAAGGTGAAGCATATGTTGCAGTAATAGATACACAAGTTAATCCTGATAATATTAGAAACGGATTTTTTGAACTCGATTGGAATAACGAATTTATTGAGCAACTATTAGATGCCGGTTATAAAGGCGAAACACCCGAAGCTATTGTAGATCAATGGTTTAAAACTGTTGTGTCGCAGATGCTACAAGAAGAAGGGCAAAGTACAGATCGTGATATGGGTTATATTAACGTAATTCCTATCGATAAAGGAAAATCTGAAGTTTCTTAAAAAAACTTCTTGACACTGTATGAGTTATATACTAATATAATTATATGAGCACTTATATTCTTGTAGACACTATGAACACTTTCTTTCGAGCTCGACATGTAGTTCGGGGAAGTCTCGACGACAAAGTCGGTATGGCTTTGCATGTAACTTTTAACAGTATTAAGAAAGCATGGACTGACTTTGATGCAGACCATGTGGTCTTTTGCTTAGAAGGCCGTAGCTGGCGCAAAGATGCTTACGAGCCTTACAAGCGCAACCGTAAAGAAGCACGTGATGCTATGACTGAACGAGAAGCAGAAGAAGATCGTGTGTTTTTTGAAATCTTTGACGAGTTTAAATCGTTTGTACGTGAAAAAACAAACTGTACTGTACTACACAACCCTGTGCTGGAAGCAGACGATCTTATTGCTGGTTGGGTGCAGTCTCATCCTAACGACAATCATGTTATTCTTAGTACAGATGGCGACTTTGCACAACTTATTGCACCCAATGTAAAACAATACAACGGTGTTAGTAATACTACAATTACACACGAAGGTTACTTTGACGACAAAGGTAAGCCAGTTATTGATAAAAAGACTGGTGATGCAAAGCCTGCACCAGACCCACAGTGGTTGCTGTTTGAAAAGTGTATGCGTGGCGACACTAGTGACAACATCTTTAGTGCTTACCCCGGTGTACGTAAGAAAGGCACTAAGAATAAAGTAGGTCTTACTGAAGCTTATGCAGATATGACTACTAAAGGCTACAATTGGAACAACATGATGCTTCAGCGTTGGACTGATCACAACGGTGATGAACACAGAGTTATTGACGATTACAATCGCAATGTTTTACTATGTGATTTGTCTGCACAACCCGAAAATATCCGTAACGAAATTACCAATACAATTAATGAACAAACACATACTCCTAAAGATTTATCACAAGTAGGTGTGCGACTTCTTAAATTTTGTAATAAGTGGGATATGCAGCGTATTGCTGATAATATTTCACTATATTCAACTCCATTCCAAGCGAGATACCCAGTATGAAAAATGCAAAAGAAATCCTAAAAGACAAGTTTTGGCTTGTTATTGACAACGGTAAAAATGTTGGCACAATATCATTCGACAACGACCATTACATTGTTAACAGCGACGGCAAATACGAAGTTTATAAGAACAAGTCTAATATTAAGAAAAAATTAGGTGATCTCACTTGGACTCAACTTAAAATTCAAGAAACTACACAATACGATGTGCACAAATTTGTATGTAATTCTAAGCCATATAATAGCATGTGGGACCTTAAAAAGAAATTGCCCTTGTTTACAAAAAGCGGAAAGTCTAAAAGTGTATATTGTGCAGGATATTACATCATTAAATTTAACAAAGGCTGGGTAAAAAGCTTTTGTCCTAAGTTAATCACTATTGAAAGATATGATTACAAAGGTCCATTTAAAACAGAAATCGAAATGCGCCAACAATTGAGTATAGAAAATGCAAAATCAACCAAT